AATTGTGCTTCACGAGCTTTGAATAGTCCACCTGATTGGTATTAACCGGATCGGTTTTGTCTGAATTGTCATCGACGGATTCAGGATATGTTATAGGGGTTGCATCGTTGCTTCCAAATAGCACCATACTACCCTCTTTAATTATTTTTGCTTCTTCTATGCCCCACAAATACCCCGCTTCATCAACGGCTTCTTTGTTTACGATGTCGGGATAAACAGAATCAAAATACACTTTATTTTCAGCGTATTCCCTATCGTTTGAATTAATACCTAAACGAAGTTTGACGTATTGCATCCGGACGCTGTTTTGTATCGGGCGCTTCTGTTCAATGATTTGTTTTGCCTGCTCATGTACTATCTTATCCATTTCAATCTCATAAACCAGCGCCTCAGTTGTTCCAGCGTAATTCTTACCTAAAAACGCCCATGAAACAACCTTAACCATCGGTTTCACATCCGTTGGCCATGCGATTATACTTGTTGTTTTGAGTTCATGGTCCATGACGTAGAATAGTTTTCCGTCCTGCTCATTAACTGACTTCGACCAAATGCCGGGCCTGTGAACATCCCCATGAGAATCATAGTAATTGATGGTATTGATTACTGGATAAACCGCAGTTGATTTCATCGGGAACGGCTGCCCCTTTTGGCTTACTGCATCCTTCATCAATTCAAATGGCGCAAACTGACCTTTACTTTTCGATTCGTATATTGCCGCCTTCTTTATCGCTATCAACTTCGATTCGTTGGCCTTCAATTCCTTGAATAGTTCCGCCTTGTTTGTGAAGGTCTTGTTCAGTTCCGGTATAAATATTTTCATCTTCCTTTAGTATTTCTTTTTCAAGTTTAGCTCTCTTCAGGCGTATCACCCGCTCCGCTTCCTGTTTCGTTAGTATTTTCATAAATTTCGCTCATTTGATACTTGTATCTGTTGCCGTCTGTGATTGGCTTTTGCCCTATCATTTCCAACATCTGATTGAATGTAATTGCATTAAGATTAAACTGCATTTCAGCGGCTTCTGTGATAGCTTTTATTCCCTTACCCTTCTCCTCATTGCTTTCTTGCATGACTTCTAAATGGTCATAGGTTTTTTTAATCAGAACCTTCGATACATCCACTTTCAGCAACTCCATCAACTGCATACAATACGATTCAGCCATAGGGATAACCGTATCTTGATACAATGACTTCCACGCTGTGTTTTGATTGTTGAATGTGCTTCCTTCAAGTTGCAACAAGTCTTTCGGATAACCTAACCCCGTTGCGATGTCAAACACGGCACGTTTGTAGGTTTCATTTAGCCCTAATTCAGTTGCATTGAATGACATTGACTGCCATTGAAGGGCTGCATCGGTGATGATGATTTGGCTTTGATCGGGTTGGAACCCATACGCATTTTTGAAGTCACGTTGTATTTCATCTCTTGCTTCCGTTGACATTGGCTCCCTATCAAGTTCACCCGCTGCTGTGTTTGCTAATATCCCTCTCGGCCCTCTATGCGTCATCATTTCGTTTTCCGCATTGTAGTACGATATTAGAATTGATATTGGCTTGCTTAGTGGTCCTAAAGGTGATTCAGGCAAATAAAAGTTATCAGTCGGTAATGTATTTGCCGTGAAAAAATACACCTTATCAGGATTTATAACGGTATCAAATTGCCCGTATTTGAAAGTAAACCTATCAATCCAATCGCTATTCTTTTTGACGTTATACGGATTCTTTCGGTCATCAATGATAATATCGCAAAACTGAGGAGGTAATACCCACATCTCTGTCGGTGGAAATCCAATCGGACCTTTAAAAATAACAGGGCAATACCCATAGGCACGAGTGTAACCTACGACTTGTGCCTCAAATTGCGCCTGTGTTTGTAGCGTGTTTGGTTTCTTGATGATGCCTTCGATTTCGGCATAGGTTCCACGCACATTTTTACCAGATTGCGGATTAACCACTTCGGTAATACCATTTCCAAACGCTTCAACTTCTTTATTGATTATTGTTGATACAACAGGGCATTCTTTCAATGCCTTCAGCACTCCATCCGGTGTTCCTGATTTCTCCCATTTGATAGCCCCGTTCAGCCAAAAGAACTCATAAGGCTTTGATAAATCATGCACCCTATTTTGCTGCTTAACAGCGTCTTTCTTTTTGAACAGATTTGAAAAAAAATTAGCCAATATCCACTTGTTTAAATGGTTATTGGCTTCTAATTACTGAGCCTTGTTTTTATTAGTATGTTTTGTTAGTGTAACCCTTGCAGGACTTACACCTTATACTAATTTTAGTGCCTTTAGTGAATTTACCCTTCATAAGCAATTTATCACAAACTTTGCCTTTTAATTTGCCCTCTGTGATAGTTTGCTTACAACGGATTTCATCCAATACAGCATTTCCGCTATTAGTCACGCTGTAAAATTAAACAATCTTTTTTGAATTCTGCAAATTTTTTATAAATGTTATTTTCATGAAGTGGCCATTATCCGAATATTTTATTTGGTAAATATCAGAATATGTACTAAGCGCCCAATGTTTAACCTTTTCATTGCAGACCAATAAGACCTCACATTCATTGCCAATGCCTGACTGCTCAAACTCATGCAACTTAGCCCATACCTTATCACGGGCGTATTGCTCATAAAACAAAGACCTTGCAGTACCTATTTGCATTCGGGGTAAATCATTATACGGTTCAAATTGGTATCTATCTTCCAAAATATCGGGGTTTGATTGTATGCCTCAAGTTCACTTGGTTTAAATCTACGTTGTTCGGTGATTACATTGCCATCCTTAACATTCTTACAGGTGTACTTTTCGCCTCTTGTGCATGATAGCAAACCGATAGCCATTATTGTTGTTAAGTATTTCATTGAGCAAATATACATCATTTTCGATTTCTGTATGAAAATATTGCATATCTAAGCGCATCCATAGCATGGTTAAAAGAATCCATTGGTTTGTTTGTAGGCTGCCCATCAACTTCAATAAACCGGTATTTCTTTTCCTCCTCAGCTATGTTCTTCGATGACCTTGTGTAAGCTATGCGCTTTTGTTTAACGTGCAGGATACCCGGCATGATTTCCTTCTTTTCGGCCATCACAGCGGACACCTTTAACCGCCTGAGCTGAAGCACATATTCTTTGTCATGGTCGCAGTACATCACCTGACCTGACTTGTAGCCGTTTTCTGTTGCGTGTTCCTGAATCGCTGCCGGGCTTAGTCCCGTAATGTAGGCGCATTCATGCACGATGTAATCCCACTCCATGCCCGGCCTCATTACATAGACCTTTACTAATGCCGTCGGGTCATTGGTGTATCCAAAGTCACAACCCCAAATGACATTGGATACGTCCTCCATCTTAACCGAATCCACTACCCCGAAATGATACACCGCACCCGACAAACGGCCCGTTAAGCCTCTGGCATAAACCTTCCATAATTCAGGGTCTTGTATGCGTTCGATTGAATCCCTAATGTCCTGAGGTAAGTATGAATTATGAACGTGCCATGACCTGATGACCTTAATAGATGGATACTCGGTTTTGTTTTCGATTATCCTTTCATGTACCCAAAACCGAAATGAAGGGTTATAGTCTAAATACGTCCTTACATACGTCCGCATGTTGGCTTCAAAGAAAAGCATATAGTCCACCCTTGTAGCTTCATTTAAGTACAAAATATGGCGTTTACCTCCTTTGGCTTGTTCAGCGTTCTCAAATGATTTAAATTCAATTATAGTGCCGTTCTTAAATGTATAAACCCTATCCGATTTGTTGAAGTCCTTAACGCTTCGTTTAACCAACGGGTTATTCGCCACAAGTTCGGCCATGATACGCATGGTATCTTCTTTTAGCTTTGGCACCGTATTACTAACCACCGTAATGACATAGTTAGGCGCTGCCATTGCAATGGTTACAAGTACCTGCATAATGCAATAAGACTTACCTGATGATGTACCACCCTGATTGACTACGATTCGCTCTGTGGCAAATAGATTTGCGTAATAAAGCGGGTCGGGTTGTTTGACAAATGGGCTATGTGTCTGCTCCATCCGTATTATTTGGGAACTCCAGTTTTAATCCGACGGGCGCAATGATGTTAAGTTGTGCAACGTCTTTGCCTTCTGAATCGGTGTTTGCTATTTTGGCGGGGGCATAGTCACCATCTATTTTTGCCAAATAGTCCAAAGCCTTCAATTGGTCGCTTGGTGATGGCATTATGATTTGGCCCTCTACCCGCTTGGCTTTGCCCAAAGCTATGCTTTCAGCTATCTTCATTCGTGCGTATTTGTCCAATACTAGCGATTTGGCGGCCGCTGTCTCCGTCCTGATGCTTTCCTCTGCCTTTTGTTTATTAACGGATTCTCGGTGCGCTGAATACTCTGCGTTGGCAGATTTCCAATACCTTACAAACGTCTGTTCGGTTAACTCAAATTTACTAAC